GGCGGGCGGCGGCGCGTTTTACCGCCGTTTGCGGGGACACGGCGGCAATCACCCGGTCTAATGCGTTCAAACCGCTTCACCGTCCTTTCTCACAGGTCCCGCGGCACTACCCGGAACACGCGGTTTCTTCCGCCGCGGGCTTCGATGTTTTCCAGCCGGGAAACCTCATTCGTCCAATACTTGATGCGTTCGCCGATTTCTGAAAGGTCGGCTTTCGTCAGGCTCCGCGAACCAATGGTATAGCTTTGATGCGTTGTTACCTCCAATTCGGCGGCAAGCCACGCTTCAAGGTGTTTTCGCGCGATTTCAAGCCGCGCTTTCTGTGATGTAGCCATTTATAGAATTCCTCCGTTCGTCCGTGAACGCCTGCCGCGCCGCCGCGGGGCGGGTGCGGTGGTGTCATGCTCCGGCGGCTTCAAAATCGGGTTTGCGATTTCCAGCGCGACGGTCGCATAGTTCCGAATGTCCAACGGCTCGTTTCGCTTGTAGCCGCCGTCTTTCAGGGTCCAGACGTATTGTGCTTTGCCCCGCTTGTAGCTGATAACCATTTTTTCGGCGGTTAGGCCCTTGAAGTATTCCTGCGTATATCCCCGGTCTTTCTCCCGCGGGAAGTGGCAGTAATTCGGCCCCTCTTCCTGCACCGCCAAACGCTGATATAAAAGCGCCTTGCCTGTATCAACGCCCACGGTAAAAAGCGGGGTTTTGATGTTGTTTGCCGTTGACGGTCGGTTGAAGTACGGGACTTCCGCGCCGCCCTTGCCCTTGATTGCAAACACGCGGCGGGCTGTCCGCTCCTTGCAGAAGCGGTAAACCTGCGTCGTGAAGTGTCCGCCGGAATCGACGCAGGCGCAAATGATTTTCAGGTGTCTTCCGTCTGCCGTTGTGAACGTCTGTGAAAGAAAGCGGTCCAGTTCGTCCCATACGGGCTTTAGCTTCAAATCGCCGTAAATGACTTGATACTTGATGCCCCAACTTTCCTTGTCCACGCCCCAGCCGACGACTTCCGCTTCAAAACGGTCGTCCTGAACGTCAACGCCCGCCGTCAGCACAAGAACTTCTTCCGGCACTTCGCAATTATACTTTTCGCGGCGCTTGTAGAGGTCGTCCGTTTCGATCTGTTCGCCGTCCTCTTCCCACGTTTCGCCCATTTCGGTATTTGTCCAGACTTTCAGAAGTTCGATGTTGCCTTTTTTCTTCTCTTCGTTTGCGGTCAGGAACTTTTCAACGATTTCCCGCCAATCTACGAACAGGGAAGCAAGGGCGTTCAGGTGGAAGCCCCGAACCTTTCGTTCCGGGTGGGCCGCAACGAATTTTCCGTTGATGTACTGTTCTTTCCACTCCGTTTCGCTTGAAACAACGCCGCAGGCCGGGCAGGTACAGCCGATTTCGTCCAGCTTGTCCCGGTCAAATACGATGTTCGCCCACAGTAGGGGCGTGAATGCTCCGCAGGCCGGACAAGGTACGTTCCATTCTTCCTGTGTGCTGTGTTCAAATTCAACAGCGATGCGGGACGTTTCCTTGTTGGTAGGGGTCGAAACGCAGACTTCTTTTTTATTCCAAAACGTCGCAAGACGCTTTCCGGCAAGTAACAGAGGGTCGCCCTCGTTGCCCGCCGTCGCCGGGTATCGGTCGATTTCGTCCGCAAGCAGAATGCGGATAGGGCGTGACGCAAGGGACGACGGCGAATTTGCGCCTACCATCGTTACATGACCGCCCGGAAAGATTTTTTGCAAAATGGTGTTGCCGCTGTTCCGGCTTTTGTCGTTCACCTTGTCGCGCAGAACCGGGGTATCGCGCAACATAGGTGAAAGACGGTCCTTGCTGAATGTTTCCGCCATCTGAATAGTTGGTTGCATAACCATAATCGGTGACGGGTCGTAGTGCATATAGTAACCGATAGGATTCAATATAAGCGCGTCCGTTTTACCGATCTGCGCCGCGGACATGATAACGACTTTCTGAACCCTCATGTCGCATACTGCGTCCATGATTTCGCGTTGATACGGGGCCTTTGACGTGCGCCATCGCCCCGGCTCTGCCGATGATTCGGAGGACAAGCGGCGGTATTTGTCCGCCCATTGTGAAACGGTCATGTTGGGGGGCGGGGCCAGAACGGAGAAAATGCGGGTGAACAGGTCAACCGTCGCTTTTTTCATCTTCTTTCACCCTTTCCCCGAATGTTGTTTTGAAGTCCGAAAGTTCCATCAACGCTTCGTCGATGTGGTCTTTCAGCAGGGCGAAAATTTCCGCCTTGTCCGTCTTTTTACAAAGGACCGGGGCCAGCTTCGAGGGAATCGCCATAAGCCGGGATTTGAAGTTTACCAGCATATCAGTCATAACGGATTCGATGTCCTCCGCCGCGTGAAGCTGATTTTCTTTCAACTGCAATTCGTACTCTTCGTTTTTGCGCTTCGCCCGAACCAGCTTCGCCCGCTCCGTGTTGTAATCTATGGTTTCGTCGCCCTCCGGGTTTCGCTTTCGGAGGTAGTTAATATAGCGGTGGTTCGTGTCGATCAGGTCATACAGGCCGGGGCGAACCTCCGCTATCACTTTTTCGTCGCGCAACTGCCGGACGCGCCGTTCTGACACGTCCAGAAACCGGGCAATCGCCCGCACGTCGTAAAGTTTCACGGTTTTTCACCCCTCCCAAGCCCTTATTTCTCGAAAAAACACCCCCATACTGAAAAAATCGGCACGGCCCGGAAGCGTTCAAAAAAATTTCGTGGCTAAAAAAACGCCGGGCGTCGCGGACCCGCAGGCCGTAGGCTCCGCCGAAAGAACCTATTTCAAATTTCCGGGTCGCCGCACGGGTCGTCCACTTCGTCGATGATTTCGCCCGTTTCAGGGTCAACGTCGAACGCTCCTGATAGTTTTTGCTTCGCAAGATTATATTTGCGCTCTTCAAGGCGCAGGCGGCGGCTTTCCATCTCATAACCCTTGATAGAATCAAGTAGCTTGATGATACGCCCGTGTATCTTGTTCAGTTCGGCTTCCAGTTTCATAGCGCGATCAAACGCGCTTGCCTTGATGACTGTTTGCATATTGACTTTGTAACTGGATTTCTCCAACTCCATTTGACGGTCTGCCGTGGTATCTTCCAGCGCGGCTATTTCGCGTTGTAATGCGTCCAGTTGCTTTTGCTTTGCCTTTGACGGCGGCTTACCATCCGGGCCGCTGTCAATCTCCCACGTCAGGTCATCACGCTTACGGCGCAGGGTTTCCAGTTTCTCTTGCTGTTGCTCCAAACGCTCCGTACTCTTTGGCGCACACATTTCAACAACGCGGTCAATATACAGCGCGTCCGGGTCGCCGTTCTCTATCTTTGCAATCTTGCTTTGCAGGTCGGCTTCCTTTGCAATCAGAAGTTGCAATTCAGAAAGCATATTCGTTCCCGTGTCAAGCGTGATACTTTCGATGTATTCGCGCTGTTCGTCCGGGAGGTCCGCAAGGCGAACCGTTGAATATGCGCCGTGGGTTTCCGCGTTTCGGTTCCCGTGTGGAGCGCCCGCACCTGCGGCGTTCTTATTGCCGGGTTGTCCGCCGCGCTTCCGCGGTGGTTTCTGCGCTTCAAGTTCCGCCGCCCAGCTATCAAGGCTTTTCCATTTGCGGACCTGTTCAGGCTTTACGCCGACTTGCTCCGCAATCTGTCGGGCCGTCAGCGTTCCGCCAGAATCAAGCCATATCCGCCGGGCTTTGTCACGTTCCGGGTTTCGCTCTCTTGCCATGCGTCCGCCGCGCCCCCTTTCGTTTGTTTTTCATTTTTCGTTCTGGGCGTTGCCGCGGAAGTGCGTAAAAAACGGGCCATGTTCAAAACATGGTCCGTTTTCAGGCTTCCGGCGGCGTGGAGGAATGCGCCGCCCGTATCGTTGTGTTCACTTTTCACAATGCCAATTATAGCAGGAAAAACGGGCAATAGGTGGCAATCTTATTTTTCCGGGAAAACGTAGCGGGAAATCTGCTTGTTCTGCTCAAAGCGCTTTGCCAATCTATCCAGCGCAATGTTTCGGATATTCCGGCATTGCCGCGGGCTGTAATTTACGCGTTGCGAAAGACGTTCCCATTGAAGCCCGTCTATGTAAAAGCCGTAAATCACCGCTTTTTCGCGGTAGTTCAGGGCGTTCAACTCCGAAAGAATTTCGCCCTTTATCGCGGTCAGCCTTTCGTTTTCCCGGCGCATATTTGCGATAGTGTCGGAAACGGACTGCGGGATATTCAGCACGACGCGTTCGACAGGGTTTGAAACCCCGCCTTTCCCGTGTGGCATACCGTCGGAATTCACCGCGCCCAACGTGGAATAGTATTGATCTTCAAGGTTCCGAATAACCCGCTCGTTCATGGTGACTGTTTTATCTATATCCCGGTAAAAATCCAGAATAGCAATAACTCTTTCTTGCTTCATTGCTCCGTTTCCTCCTGTTCCTGCTCTATCAAGGCGGCTTATATACCCTGCGGAAAGGGTGCGCCCGCTCGTAATGTCTGATTTGGACCATGTACCGCCGTTCAATCAGCGCGGCCCGCTCCCTCCGCTGTTTCCTGCGGCTGTGCTTCGGCTCTGCCTGTGCTACGGCTTCTTCAACTTGCGTGATGAGTTTTTCAACTGCGTTTGTCGGTGTGTCCGTAATGGACGTGATTACGTCCCGTATGACCTGCAACGCTTCTCGAATGCGGTATATGGCTTCTTCCGCTGATACGCCCGCCCGCTCCGCAAGTATCATCGCGGCTTCACGGAAACGCTCTGCTTCCTCCGCCGCGGCTTCCAGATAATCGGTCGTGTATTCGTCCATCTGCGCCCCTCACTCTTCCGCCGGGGAACAGAAATAAGAAACCGAACAAAAGATTTTCACCCGCTGTCCGCAATGTTGGCAGGTGTGCGGCTTTCCCTCCGCCGCGCCGCGAATGCTGTATTCGATAACTTTTGCCGCGTCAAACTTCGCCCCGCAATACGGGCAAATCCCGCATTCGCTACTTCTGGTAGCCTGTGGGCGGCGTGGTGCGCTCTGCTGGGTGCTTTCGGTCGGCTTCGTGTCCTGCGTCCCGTCTGCGGTGTCCCGCTCCACAGCGGCGCTATACGGCGGCGTGGCCTGCGTGTCCGGCACTTTGTCCCGCTCGACTACGGGTTCCCGCTCTTTCTGCGGGCGTTCTGCCTGCGTAGGTGTGGCGGTGTCCTCTGCGGGCGGTGCAGGCGGGGCAGGACGTTTCCATTCCCGCGCGGCCTTGATGGAAATTGCCCCGGTCAGGTGATATTCCTTAAAGGCGGCGTTCTGGTTCTCCGCAGGCAGGCCCGCCAATTCGTAGGCGGTCGAAAGGTTGATGCGGTCCGCTTTCAGTTCCTCCGTGAATTCCGGGGACAAATGGCGAATGATGGTGTCATATCGTCCAATCTGCGTTGTGCTGGTATGAAGCACCTTTGCGATAAAATCGCGGGTCCCGTCCGTCTGTAACTCTCCGTCTTCAAACGTCTTTTCGACGATGCGGCGCAACAGTTCGACGAACCGGGGCTTTGTCTTCGCTTTTTCCAAAACCTCCCGCAGATAGCGAACCTCTTCGATTTTGTCCCACGCGGTCTTTTCTCTCTGCGAGTTGGTAACAATCAGGTCCAGCCCGTCGCGTATTTCCTGTTCGTCCGCCGCTTCCTCTGTCGGTTCGATGACGCAGGGAACGAATTCATATTCCGGCTTCCCGTCGTTCACAAGTTCGATAGAAGCAAGGCGGCGGCGATGCCCGGCAATGACCTTGTACTTGCCGTCGCCCAGCGGAACGACGACAAGGTTTTGAAGAACTTTCCCGGCGATTTCGATTGCCGCTTTCAGTTCCCCGATTTCCCGCATAGAATAGAAATTGTCCTCCGACGGTACAAGGTCAAAGACGCTCAATTTCTCATAGCGGCTTTCAGAGGGGCGGCGGGTAGGCTCCCCGCCCTTTGCCGCGGCCCGTGAAGCGTCGTTCAAAATCTGATTCAAGTTAAACTTTGCCATGATGTAAGCCCTTTCCCGTCCGATTCGGACAAACTTTCATTTTCGCATTCCCGGCAAGGGTAAATCATTTCGTGATACCCCCGTTCGGTCGATCTGTGAAAAACCCGTTTCCCGTACTTCAAGCAAATATGCGGCTTGTCTGTTCCGGCTTTGTGTTGCTGTTCCTCTGTCAAGTTCAGGTGTTCACAATAATTGCAGTTTTTCACTTTTTGCCCCTCCGCAAATACTCCCGTACAAACGCGATATAGTCCATCGCGGTTCCGCTCCGGCGGCTGTACTCCACGATAGGGATTTCCGAAAAGGTGCTTTCGGTGACTTTATCCGAATATCGAATGCGGGTGTCAAAGACGGGGTATTCCGGGCGGGACCGCAACCACGCTTCGCCCTGCTTCTCTGCGTCGGCGCGGATAAAGCAGGTAATCAAGCACCCGGCAAGGCGCAAGCGCGGGTTCAGGTCGTCCCGTGTGTCCTCGATTTGTTCTTTCAGTTCTTCCAGCCCGTCAAAGGCGTACTTGTCAATCTTTATGGGAATAATCACGTCGTCGGACGCGACAAGGGCGTTTATCGTCGAAATGTTGATGTCCGGGGCGTTGTCGATGATGCAGAAATCATAGAAATTCTCTGCCGCAATCGTGTTCAGGGCGGACCGCAGGCGCGTTTGTTGGGGGCGGGTGCTGTCCATCAGGACTTCCATGTTCGCCCGAATCAAGGTCATGTTCGCAGGCATTACGTCGATATTCTCGAACCGGGTCTTCTTGATGACCTCCCGCGGGTCCAGCCGCCGGGCAGTCAGCACGTCCGAAATGCTCTTGTCGTCGTAGGAATGGACCCCGAATGCCTTTGACGTGTTGCCCTGCTTGTCGTTGTCCACAAGCAAAACGCGCTTGTTGTGGAGCGTTGCGAGGACGTGGGCCATGCTGTCAGCGGTCAGCGTCTTTGCAACGCCGCCTTTTAGGTTGATAATTGATATGGTTTTCACCGTCTAAACCTCCTTTTGTGGTTCTCCCGCTCGAAAGCGGGTCAACGAACGATTTCTACCAAACGCCCGTCGTTGTCCAGTTCGTACAGGAACTTCACCGTTCCGGCTTTGACGGAGTGCATACACACAATGTCGGTGATAGTCCGTTCAACGATAACGTCAAGCGTTCTGCCGCCCACCGCGCAGGCGTTCTTCCTCATACCGATTTTGTCGCCAATCTCAAAGGGGCAAACGGCGTTGAATGCCGCAAGTTTCATTTTCTTTTACCTCCGTTTCGTTTGTCAGCGGCTCCCGGTCTTACTTCCGCCGCCGCTTATGCTTTTTCCGCTTTGGAGCGGGAGGGGCGGGCGGTTCCGGCTCCGGCTCCGCCGCTTCCTCGCAGAGAACTTCCAGTTCCTCCACGTCCGCCGGGGCGAACGTCAGGGACGCGCCGCCGGGGTCGTATGCCTGCGCCGCCCAATCCGCCTTGAATTTCACAAGGTCGTTTTTGTAGCGCGGGAACGGGTGTACCTGTTCGGCGTAGTAAATCGCCATCATCATTCTTTCGTCGTCCGCCGGGTCCCAATTATGCAGGTGATAGCTTGCGTGGTTGTCGTAGGCCCACAGGGAAAGCAGAACAACCAACCCGTCGAACTCTTCGTTCGATCTCTGGATATTCTCAAAGTCCCGGTAGGTCAAGCCTTGCCCTCTGCATTCCTCCCGGATTTGTGGAATGCTCTTGCCGCCCGTTTTCAGGCGGCAACGAACAACTTTCGGTCGATAGTTCATGTATTTTCACCTTTCTTTCTCAACGGGCAGTAGCGCGGGGCCGTCTTCCCGTAGAACAGTAGCGGACCCGGCGGCGGGCATTGCGGGTGATTGCAGAAAGACGCTTCCTGCCCGAAATGCCCGACGTGGGCGCTGTTGCCGTTTCCATTGCGCGGGTATGTGTGGACCGATGCAAATTCGCATTCGCGGCACTTCATGTCGGTTCCTCCCAATTCCACCACCCTTGTTTCCCGTGGGCGGGAATGGGCGTTTTGAACATGACCGGGTTTTGAAGCACCCACGCGAACCGCCCCGGCGAATAATCACCTAACAGGCGTTCCCGGTTATCCAAACTGTCCACAAGTTCTTCCACAGGCACACAATCGACGATTTCAACGGTTCCGATGACTGCGCCCCGCGGCAGGTTTCCGCCGCCGCCTGCGGCTTCCAGTACGGCCCAAAACTCGCCGTTCGTCAGATGCTTTGTCGCCTGCACTTCGTCCAGCCGCCCGGCGTGGACAGCGACGCGGCCCCGAATATGCGTCCGCCGGGGTCGGGTTTCATAATGCTTTACCCCTGCTACGATTGCGTGTGCGTAGGGCTGATACACGGTAAAGGCTTTCATTCCTGAACCTCCTTGTTTCCGTTGTAGATGACCACCATAGACGGGAACGGGGCCGCGGCGTATGCTTTGCCCTCTTCATCGGTGAAGCGTAACCGCCCGCGCACAAAGCGGATTTCCGCCCGCCCATATATGTAGTCGTGAAAGTATGTCGTGTCAGTCCGGGCCGGAATCAGAAGAACGACGGTTGCGCCGCGCTTGGCTTCCTCGTAGGCTTTGCGAACCCATTTCCCAACCTCGCGCCCGTATGGAGGGTTGCAGAATACAGGCCCCCCCCCGCAAGATTCCACGGGCTTTTCAGTCCGTCGGTTTCCGGGGTGTAGTACGCCGGGCATTTTGCGCTTTTGTCGGTCGCCGCCGCGTCAAGCGTAAAATGAAACTCTTCGTTCAGGCGGTCGAAAAAGTCTTGCGGGGTGCAATAGTCCATCTTTTTACTGCTCAAAAGCGCCGCGTTCATTCTTGAACCTCCGCCGTTTCCGCGTCAAATGCGGTCGTCTGGTTTTCGTCCGGCTCTTCTTCGTCCTCCGCCGCCGGGGTGGTGAATGCGCTCCGGGTGTTCAGGAAGTGGCGGCATTGATAGGACAGTTCTTCCAGTTCGTCGGCGAATTTCTTACTAATGACATAAGGCATGATGACCGCCGCCGTCAGGAACCCGGCCTTTGCGACGATGTACGAACCGCCCTGCGGCGTGGTCCGCTCGTAGAATTGCACCATGTCGATAACGTCTTCCAGCGGCGAAAGGTACAGGCTCCGAATGAATGTAACGCCGTTGTTCGTTTTCAGCGGTTTCAAGCGCAACCCGCCGTTGATAAAGGTCGTTTCATACTCCCGAACCAGTTTGTCGCACGCCGCCACGTCCTCGACGTTCAGGTGTTCCGGCAAGCGCTCATGCCGGAAAAGAATTTTTTCACGTTGCTTCCCGGTAATATCGAACACGGCGCAGAAACTTTCTTCGTCCAGAATAGGCAGGCCGTCCAAAGGATAGAGGGCGTAGCCGTCGCCCAGCCATTGTGTGATTTCTCCCGATCTGTCGATGCGGTCATACAGGTAATAAAGCCCGTTCGTCTTGCAGATAGAAAGAACCTTTTTCAGCTTCATTCGTCTACCTCCGCCGCCCGGTCGTTCAACGCCTTTACCGCCGCCGGAATGTCGGCGCGGCCCGCGTTCTCCACTTCAACCCGCGTCACGTCGCCGACGTGGTACACGGAAACTTTACGCTTCTGACGGAAACCCGCCGCCGCAGTCGCCACAGCTTCACCCGCCGCGACAATCAGGATCACACAGCCCAGCCAAACCCAAAAACTCGAAAACACGAATTGCAGAAGTTCCATTTTATTTCCCTCTTTCCAGCCTTTCGGCGATATTCAAAATTCCGACGATTGCTTCACGAATGTTCGCGTCCGTGTTCGCCGTGATGGACAGGACCCGTGCAATGTCCCGCAGTTCCTCCGCCGCGGCGATTTGGTCCGCCGCCGCGCCCGTTGCTCTCATGCAGTCAGGGCAGAGGGGCAGGCCCTCCGCCGTCGGTCCGCCGCATTGCTCACACTTCGTCAGCTTCATAGATAACGCTCCTTTACACCGGGTAGCCAAATACAATGACGGTTCCTGTCAGGACTGCGCCCAGCAGGAAAGCAACCCACAGGATAACCACGCCCAACAGGACGTTTTCAGCCCAGCCGCAGACGCGCAAGGCCCACTTTGCCACGGTCCAACATTGCAGGCGGCGGGTGTGTTCCAGCTTTTCAAGGCCCGATGCCCGTTTCATGTCGTAGGTCGCCGCTTTGACCTCCGCCGCCACTTTCGGTTGCAAACCCGCTCGAATGGTGAACAGCGCCCAATAAAGAACGATCAGCAGAATTCCGGCACGCATTGTCAGTCCTCCGTTTCCCGTTCATGCGCCCACACACATTCGGCGCAGTTTTCCAGTTCGCCCGTGTCGAGCGGGCAAGGCTCATTGTCGGCCCATTCAGGCTTCATGCAGTCATACTTCATTTCGTTTCCTCCGTTTCGATGTTTCGGCCCCGCAGGGCAAGCATTTTTTCACGAACCAGCTTATCGACGACGCGGCCCGGCGTTTTCTGCCCGCTCATAAGCATAAGGCGTTCGAGGTTGTAGGCCGTCTGTGCCGTGACGCGGACCGTCATTTTCTGTGTGTGCTGTTTTTTCATGGTGTCCCGCTCCTTTCGTGGTGGACGTAATCGAGGAATAGCACCGCCCCATTGAAGCGGACCCGCCATTGTTCGAGGTCCGCCGCGGTAACGTACTTTCTGCCGAAATGCTCTTTCATGTCCCGCCACACCGTCCACGGAACAAAGAAGAATTCGTTTCCAATCCCGCCGCAGACTGCGGCAAGCGCACCCCGCCGGGCGTGGCGTTCCAGCGTGTCCCGCTGTTCCTGTGTCAGAACGTCCCACTTCAAACGATCTGTCGTTGTGTACTTCGCTTCAAAGACTATGGAGCGCCCGCCGTCAAGCGTTCCTTGAAAGTCCGGCTGTGCGCGGGCGGTAAAGCGGCCCTTGAACTTTCCGTCGCGGCTCTTTTCCAGAACGCGGAACGGTTCAGGGGTTTTGTCTACGTCGGCCCGCTCCCGGTCAGAATAGAGGGCGCAGGCGGCTTTTATGGCACTCTCGAAAAAGTGGCCCTGTGCATTGTTGACTTTGTTTTGATACCGCAGGGCGGCGCGTTGGTTGTCTATCACGGTTCCACCCCGCTTCCCAACACAGGGCGGCGCGTGTGGTCGCCCATGCCCGCCATAAGCGCTTGAAGTTTAAGTGCTTCGCTTCGGCTGATTTCCGCCGCCGGGATTTCTTCGGCCTTTTTGGAAGCAGGCGGGAAGATGTCGTTCTTCATCAGGAACGCCGAATAGAACCGTTCCATTTCCTCTTCCAGCGCGGCTTTATAAAACTCATAGCTGAATTCGATTTCCAGCCGTTCCGCCGCGGTGCAGTCAATTCCGACTTGCTTTCGTGCGCGGCCTGAATAGGACCCGACGCACTTAAAGGGGATTTTCCCGGTCACGGTATAAATCACCTGCACCAGCAGTTTTCTTTCATACGGGGTCTTGTAACGGAAGAAGCACTTTTCCAAACGCTCTTCCGCTATTTCGGCTTCGTCGATGCCGTATTGCTTCATCAGCTTGTCAAGCAGGGCGGCGGCTGACTTCTTTTCACCGTCTGCGCCGCGGTTTGCAAGGGCTTGAACCTTGCGTATCTTCTCTAACAGGCGTTCCCGCTCCGTCATTGTCATACCTCCCATGTGTAAGGTTCCGTGCGGCACATATCGCAGAACGGGCAGAACGAACAAGCGTCGTCCGCCGTCCTGCGGTCGCAAATTTTCTTGATGACCCGCGCGGCCTGCTTCATTTCTTCGACTTCCTGTTCTTCCGGGGTCGGCTCATTTCTTCTCATATCTCGCAGATACCCCCGATATTGTCCAAATCGGCCCGGCTCACCGTGCGGCGTTTCAGGATACCCGCCATGACTTCGCCGTAGCGGTCCCAACGTGCCGTCGTGGTCGTGAAGTAGCGCAATTCCGGGTTGAACCGCGCCCGCATTTTCAGGCTTGCAAGGATTTCACTTGTGATTTCGAGGTCAAGCGGGTAAACGCTGACGCGCCCGCTTTCCTTGTCTACCTCCCGGCAGACGGCAAGCAGTTTCAACCGCTCCCACGGCTTCGGCGGCTCCCGCTCGATTGCGTCCTTGCAGTCGCAGGGTTCGGAAGCGTCGAGGTGTGCGCCGCAGTCCGGGCAGATTTTGAACGGCCTTGCCATATTGAACAGCCCCTTTCTTTACTCTTTCTTTCGCAATTTCAGGTAGACCGCCCAGCCCGTGAAGTCGTTGTATTCGTACTGAACGCCGTAGTCATCGTCTGTCAGGGTCCAGCCGGGATATTTCTTTTCCCAAAACTCACGGGGCGGGTGTTCTTTCGCCCACTTCTCAATCTGACGGCGATTGTACTTGCCGTCGTTCGTCCGGCTGTACGGCCTTTCGAGATTATGCGAGGAATTCCACCGCTTTTTCCCGCACCCCTGCTTCACAAGGTAGGTGCAAAGGGCGGCTATGCCGTTTTCATCGGCTTGCAGGCGGTCAGCATTACAAAAGCCGATTTTGTCGCCCTTTTTCTGTCCCTTGCGCCTGCGTTTTCTCCACAGGTCTTCCACAACGTCACGGTCAAGCCCGCCGTTCATAATGATGTGGTGATGAATACGAACGGGGGTTTCGCTGTTTCGCTTCGTGGTGTAGGCGGTAACGATCATGTACTTTAGCGGCGGCAAGCCCTCTTTCTTCCTGCGGTACTGGACCCGGCGCAGGAAGTTTGTTGCTTCCTGTTCGGCCTGTTCCACCGTGTCGGGCAGATATTTTCCGCTGTATGTAGCTGTAACGTGCAGGGCTTCCGGGTCAGAACCGAAATTCAGGTTCGCCGTCTGCGTGAAGTAGCGGCGGGCGTTCTTGTCATTCAGGTTCTTTTGCTTCGGCTCCGTTTCCTTGATTTTCTTTGACCTCTTCCCGCGCGTAGATGCTGTCAGTTGCGCGGCGGTATAGGGGTATATATCTACCTCCCGATAATGCTTTCCGCAGTAGATTTTCTTTTCTCTCATAAAACTTCGCACTTGCTTCACTCCTTTTGCGGGTAGAGGAAGCGGGTGGGGCTTTACTTCCGGCGTGTGTAGTTGTCTATGCAGGTAGGAAGAACACCGGATAGGGCGTGTCTTTCTTCCCGGTCCTGTTGTCATGCGTGACAAGGCTAATCGCAGGAACGTTAATACCCATTACAAGCCC